ATTCACGCTCAGCCATTAAGTAACTTCCTCATCAGATATCTTCAATCTACTAGCTATAGCCTTCAACATACCATAGTTTTTAACTGAGAATTCTCTTAGCCCCTGAAGCACCTCATCATGTATGTCAATTCTTTTATGTAAATGTGTAACTTTGTATGACATTTCATTTACAAACATATCCCTACACTTTTCACATGCATCTTTCTGGCGCTCACAATCTTGTGTACTCACAAAATTATTACGTACAACTAATATGTTTATAAGAAAACCCACTATAAACGAAGCAAAAGAAATAACAATAGAAACACTTACAGGAATAACACTTACAATATTATCTATTTCTTTTACTACTTGTGCAGGCATAGAAGAGTTCCTATAATTATTTAAGTTTGCCTAGGACACTTTTTGACCTAGGCTAGATTACTCTCCACCCCTCAAAAGCCGGTTCGTCCATGTCCGCAAAAACATCCAAACCACTAGGTTCGTCATCTGAGTCAGAATAAAAATATCTTTCCCCATGCTCCAACAACTCAACTACATATGCCTCAGCATCTATTGCATCAAATCTTTTGCACCTGGGAAAAGATAAAAGCTGTGCCTCTATAGGACCACACACAGAAGGATTGTGGTAAATACTGCCTTTACGATAAAAAGGCGCAAGAGCAGCTATTCTAAACTCTTTTTTATTGCGAGCCGAAAGCTCAACAAGTTCTATATTGACATTACGGGCACTAAGTTCGTTCTTTATCGGGTATGTGATAAACTCATTAAGACTAGTTACTTCGATAGCAAGAACCCTTGCTCGAAGTCTTATACACATATTGATAGCTTCGGCATATAGCTCATCAGGATGTAGTTTCTTTGCAACAAGATCCCTTATAAAAATCCTACCATCTGATCTATTAATTCCTATTCCTACTATTGCACTCTCAGCACTATGAAGTTTTACTGTTTTTGCTGGATCTACTATTACTACATTCTCAACTAGCTTATTTTGATCCAGTTTTTCTTCGTGTTCTTCATAATACTTAAAGTATGTCTGCTTAAAAACAGCATCTTCTGTCGAAATAGGGATATTCATAAACTCCCGATAAAACAAATCCAATAATCCAGCTTCCCTATGCCTCTCTACCTCCCTTTTTATCTCTTCTGTTGTCATGTATTCGGGAGCATATGAATTGTAGTTCTCATCACATATACTTAAAACACATGATTCCCAATCCGAAGACTGAACAAGATCCATTAAAAGAGAATCTTCGTGTTTCATCGTATCAATGTAGATTATTTTCCAGTTATCCAAATAAAAATCCACACTTTTCATAACATCCGAAAAAAACCAGGTCTTTAGTTTTTGCCTGTTTACTTCGTTCTGTACTTCTTCAGAACTTTCAAGGTCATCTACTATAATTAGTTGAGGTCTATAGCCTCTCCAGTTAAGTCCTCGTATCTGCTGTCCAGCACCACGAGGAAGAACATAAGTTGATCCAAAGGCAGTCCAAGCTTTCTTAGAGAAACTCTCCTCAGCCTTCTTAGGCCCCTCTGTATCAGTAATAGTAATATCCCCGAAAAGTTCTTTCACATAAACATTAGATAAAAGCTCGTGCTTCAAATTCTCAGTTTGCATTTCTGCTACTGTAGCAGAGTTAGATACATAAGAAATAAAGTTAATATCTCTCCACAGTATCCCTTTTGCTGCAACAGTCCTAGCTATAGTTGTTTTACCTATACCTCTAGGAGCAGCAATAGCAATCTTACGAGCACCGCTATCTAAAAGATCAAAAATCTGGGTATGAAGAGGACTAAAGGAAGAGCTAAAAAGATTAGGGAAAATAGTAGTAGCAAAAACTCGAGTGCTTAAATACATAGAAGAGAGGATATCTTGGATAATGTCATCTTGTTTTAGGAGCATTACTTAGGTCCTTCTATGTTTCTAAAAACTCGAAACTTGTTTTTAAGTACTTCTCTCCGGTCTGCCTGAGACAAGTACCTAGACTTTATTCCTACTCCAGGAAGAATCTGAAGCTGTACAGGAGCCATAATACCGCACATAGAATGATCATACTCGAGAATAAAAGCATGAAATATCTCATGCAAAACTACCCATGGATCAGTAGTACGAAGTGTTATATATCTGCGCCAAGTATTATCTATCACACCTTCCCAAGTAGGAATAAGCACATTCCTAAACAAACCACCAACAACATCAGACACGACAGACCCTATCTGAAAAGATATAATCAGATCAAACTCATCACCAATGTTGTTAGTAGTCTGAAACTCGTTATAGCATTCCACCAAACGAGTCACAGCGCCATCAGGATAGTCCGCATGTCCTCTCATGCACATAGAAGGAAGAATTACGTCATAAAGTAACGTAATGCCCACCTGCTCGTTTAAGCTCGAGGCGGTCTTACCAAGAACTTCAGATATCTGCTGCTCAGTCACTTGCCCATCATAAAACACGAGTACTCGTATCTCGCGGGGAGGCTGGTTCGAAACAACAAATGCCTCAGCATAAATGTCGTTTTTGACAGTCGTGCAGCAGCCAAAAACGAGCATCATGAAGACGCCTGCAATGGATGCGATTAATGTTCTTATATTCATTCCAAATCCACTGAATTGAGTGCCGTGATTGGATCTTCATCCACAATAAACCAAGTTTTTCCTACTTCATGCCAGACTTTCTTAGTTGTTGTACACGAACCTGCTATTATAAGTTTCCCTTTCTTGGTTCGATTCCCTAGGTCAGAAAGTGTCCTAGGCAATATATTAAAACACCCTATCTAGTGTTAATTTTTTATATTACGTGGAAGAAAGACCCTATGGGTATATAGTTTTACCTGGAATTAACTATATGTATGATTTCTTCCACGCATATAACTTCATTTGCCACCAGCACTTTCAGCACTTTGGCCTTGTTTTTCCTTTTCGGTACCGACACATGATGAAGAAACTTCCAGGAACTCAACATCAAGTGAGTCTTCTTCAGATGGACTCTCGGTACTATGTAGGATATCCTTATCTTCTTGGTCAGCTGGAGAAGACAGCACCCCAGCTAGCTGAGCTGTCTGCAAAGCTCTCTTTTTTATCTCCTCTATTTCCTGAGGCGTGAGATGAGTGATTGTTCCTTGTACAGATATTCTCTGGGGTTTTACATAGCCTCCTAGCCCCAGAAACTCCCTAGCCTCCCTCATACGTACAGGCATAGGAACTGTCTCGTCTTGTATGCCTTCCTTAATTACTTCTATGCACGTAGGAGCAAAATCAGAGATTTCTTTAGCCAAGTCCACTGCATTACACGACCTGGCTGCCTGAAGCAAGGACATATACTCACGAGCCACCTGCGAACTCAAGCAAATAGTCACACTCTGAGGAGTAATATTAAGCATCCTAGCTATCTGCCTATTCTTGAATCCAAGCAGCCCCAGCCTGATAATCTCATGATGCCTCGGGCGAAGTTCTCTCAGCTGCATCTGAGGCCCCTCAGGACTTCTAGTCCTCCTGCGGTCCCTAGAGTTTTTTATGGTATCAAAAGAAGAATACATAGCTAAGTATCCTACGGAAGAAGTAAGTTAGCCTAGGTCAGAAAGTGACCCAGGGAATCTAAGATTCTCCGTACTCATTCAACATCACAGCAGTCTGTTTAGCCCACTCAGTAAACAAGTCTATCTCAGGCCTACACCCCTGAAGAGAAGCCTGGACAGACGAGTCTGTCCTAGCCGAAGAGTCTGTTATCCTAGGTTCGCTGGGGTCAGCTGTCTTGGGCATTAGTTCTTTCCTTTTTTGGTTTCGAAGGCTTCCATCCTGTCTCGCGGAGTGCTCCATAAACATACGCGTCTTTTTGCTTGCCTTTCAAGCCCATGCGATTTGCTTTGGCTTTCAAAGCTTGTTCAAGTTTCTTTGGCATCGGTGTGGTCTCCGTAGCTAGAAAGCTGCCCTAACTCCTATAAAAAACTTCTTAAAGCCTACTAAGTTACCTGTTCGAGTAGGGTAAGACCCACTATAACAGGACTGGACTTTTATGATGGGTTTCCAGTCTAGCCCCAAAAACATAACTAACGTAACTACACAAAGCCAGCTAAGTCCGAGGTAAGAGTAGTAAAAGTATTGTCTTCTGTCATGTCTGTCATGTTGCTTTGGTGTTTTCATTGTGTGCTGCCTCAGTTACTTCCAGGGATTCCTCCAATCTAGGCTTAATGGTTTGCTAGTGCCTAGAGTCCTGAAGATTAGTACTAGCCAGCCACTAATAAACATTATCTTATTAAGTATATCCGGAGGCACTAGATCTCCGAAAAGTCGCCTAAACTCAGGATCTGTTACAGTACCCATAGCTACCAAAAAAGCTCCTACCCAATTCAGCTTAGACTTAATGGGGCTCTTAGCCCCAGGTGAGCTTGACGAAAGTGCTGGGTCTTGAGGCTGAGGCTGAGGTGGTGTATCTTGTATCTGGGCTGGTTTTGACATTTGAGCTGTCCTCTATAAACATATAAAGTAAGCACTGCTGTCTGCTGTGCTATACTCAGC